TTTACCTCCCGAATCCTACGGGGTTTGGTTTTGGACTTGATTTTGGAAATACTGCTGGTAATATACTAATATTAGGAATAATACTTTTAATTGCATCTAAGAAGTCATCAGTTTGACCGTTTTTATTCCGAATAGCTTCTGTTTGCGCTTTGATTAATCCTTGATATACTGCCTGTGTATTTAATTGTGTAATCTGCATTTGTATTTCTTGTTGTTTCAACCTGTCTTCTGTTCTTAATAGTTGTTGTTGAAGTTTTTCGGTTAATACTTCTTGAATAATTTTAGCAGTTCTTTGTTTTGATTCTTGGGTTTGTGCTTTTACTAAAGAGTTAGTCAATGCTGCGGTAATTTTTTCACGTTCGTTGCGTTCTAACATTACTTTTGTTTCTGCATCCGTTTTTCCACCTTGTGATAATATGAGATTTTTTTCTGCTTCAAGTTTTTGCTTCATAACATCTTCAACTCCAAGTTTGAATTTATAATCCCATTTGTTTAGGTCTGCTTTTGAAAGTGTTTCTATTGCTGCTGCATTTTTTAAACTTGTGTCAGCTTCAATATTAGCTTTTTGTACTTCCAGTTGTTTGACCTCATAGAACATTTGTCCAGCTTCTTTAAATTTGTTCATGCCTGACATTACACCTGATAAATCTGTTTGTGGTGCTTGTTGATTTGATGCTGAACCCGAGACGCTGCCAATAGATGAACTTTGCCATGATGCTGGATTGCCATATACTAAATTTGGGTCTAGACCTGCTTCTTTAAGTAATTTCATTTGGTTAGCTGGTGAATTGTAGGCGTTTTCCATATCCCAATTAGCTCGGTTTATAGCGTTTTGTCTACCTTGCATAATTGCTTCCCATTGTCTATTTTTTTCGTTTTCCGCTTCTTGTGATTCACGGTTTCTTTTGTTTTGGATTCCACCAGCTATCATTTGACCAACGCCAACTGCTGCTGATACTCCTGCCATTGCGGCTGCTCCATAACTCATAATGTTTCGTAATTATTAATTTGATTTGTCCTGTCTTGGTATATAAGTACTTTTCTTATGTGGTTTTCGCACTGGACACGTGCTTTGCACTCTAGTTGGTTTAATAAACATTTTAATGAACCTGTACAAAAGTTGCTTATATCTTCATGAATTGATGTATTATACATAGTCAGTGTTTATAGGGCTTCGGCGAATTAGCACTAATATATTAAGCATTATTAGTGATTGCCTGTTCGGCTAGTATTTCACGTCTCATTTGTTCTTTTGCCTTTTCTTGGGCTTCAATCCTTTCTTTTTCCCTTGCTGCTATTTTAGCAATGTGTTGTTGCTCTGCGATAGCCGATAGATTTTTTTGGTTTTCTTGGATAAGTTCGTTTAACTGAACAATATCCATTTTTTGAGGGTCAAAACCAAGTGTTTCAAGGGTATCACCTTGCCAGATCGCCGTTTCGGATACTGGTGATGTTTGATTAAGTCCGAATTGCTTAGTAAGTTTTTTGATAGGGACAACCATGCCAGGGACTGCAAGACGGGGAAGAGTCGACGGGCGTGGTCGTTTGGGAAAGTGATGAAGTGTAAATGGGTTACAAATTGTAACTGTTTTTTCTGTCTCTTTTCGCGGACTGTTTTCGTGAGTTGCACCATTGATTTTTTTGGTAACATCTCGACTTGGATTAAATTTTGCCATTGTCTGTAATTTTTTTTCTATTACCTCTGTGGTAATCTTCTACAAGTATAAGTATTTCTTTGTCATATTCTTGTAATATTTCTTCTATTGTATGTGTTTGATGTTTTTCCTGTGTTAGTTTATCTTCACAAAACTCTGATAGTAAGCCAATTAAGCCACGTTCAATGCGTGTATAAATTTTATCTTTGTAATATCTTGGCATTGCTATTTTTTTGCCTTTTTCGATGTTTAAGTATACGTGTTCTACTAGTCTTTGCTTGTGCCATCTTTTTACTTCAGGTGTAATATATGATGCTCCTAATTTTTTTGAGTTAAGTTGGAATTCAGGTAATCTGTCATCATTTTTATGTACAGGTATTCTTTTTGCTTTTGATATATACTTTAAAGTATAACCGATTGTAGCTTTGTTTACTTCTCCAATGGTGAAGTAACCATGTTTCCAAAGTGGATTATTGAATTCAAATTCTCCCGTTAGGTATAATGCTTTTTTTGCCTTTGCTACTATTGCATATTGTTCTCCAATTATTTCTTTTAATGGACATCCGAATATTATTGCGTGGTAATGTGGTCTATATGTTTTTGTACCGTATTCTCCTGCTACATAGTATTTCAATAGTATTTTCTTTTCGTATAGTTTTCGCCTTAGTTCTCTTATGTATTCTACAAAGTGATTTTTATTTAAGGTCATATAACCTTTATTTGTCAATGGTACTGTGTCATTATTGTATGTGAATGTGATGAAATACATTTCATCATGTAATTTGGATTCTTCGTATAGACGAAAACTCCATCCTGATATTCTTCTAGCTTTACAATGAATGCATTTTCCGCATGTTACGGGTACGCCATTTATTTTTGATTTTGATATACATTTAGCCATTTTTTGCCTTTTTTTAATTTTTTTGGTTTTATAGTTTTTGCGGCTTTTTTTTCTGTCACGCCCTCATGGCATCTTATATGATTAACGTTCGACATGCTTCCACTTCCTTATTTTTATTTTTAGGGGCGTGGTCGCTTGTCTCGGTTTTTATATTTATTTTTTTGCAAGATGCATGGGGAGAAAAAGCCGAGTATTTATTGTTTTATTTTAAGTATAAAAAAAGGCAGTTTTTAGGCTGCCTTTTTCTTTTTAACTAATATGCATTTTTACATATCAGGTGTACCAAACAGTGGTAATTGTCTTTGTACTTTACATAGTACGGCAATTTCCATGTATAGATTATCGTTGTTAGCGGTTTGAACTGCAAATATACGGTCATTGTCTTCTGGTTTACACTCGATTAAGTCAGCGTTTAATGCTGCGGTACCTGGGTCTAGTTCTCTAACTAATGTCCATGAACGTAATGTATCCCTAAATCTTCCTGTAACAAGATTGTTTTTAAATCTATCGTGTGCATACATTGGTAGATAGCCTATTGTTTCATCACTGTCAGGCTCATATGCAACAAGTTCAGATTTCAATACTGCTTGTTCTGATAAGTGCGCAAATTGTGGCCATAATTCATCTTCCCAATCGAATTTTTTCCACATACGCTCTATTCCTTGATTATAGGCGGTTTCCGGTGTTACGAATGTTACAAATACTAAGTATCCATGTTCTTTTACAAAGTATCTGCCATCGTAATCTTTACCTCCGTATCCTGTACCTTGTCCTGCCATGTCTCCCATTACACGAGAGGCTGGGTCTGCTGGGTTTGTTGGGTCAAATGTACCGGCAGTATTCATAACATCACCTATTTTGATAGGTATTTTTGTACCGAATATATATTCAGATCTCTGTAAGCGGTCATCTCCCGGATTGACTCCAAATGCGGACATCATGATTTCTTTGAATTTACGACCTCCACGCATGAACATTTCTTTAATTTTTTGAAGTGCAAGCGCTTTTCTCCAGGTGCTTATGGTAATTGGGTCTGAATTAAGAGAACCGTCAGGGTCATAGGCATATTCTGGTAATCCTCCTATAGTAATGTCATTTACACCATTTTGTGCAAGTCCTCCCGCTGCTGGATTCATTGAAGCATCAACAAATTTTGGGTCTGATGATGTTGCCCAGTCTGTATTTAAATACACATTGAAAGGGAGTTCTACTTCTGCTCCTGCTTGTGCAGTTGGTAACATGGAAGTAAAGTAATCACGATTGTATGATACATATCTTTGGGTCAATAATATGTCTTCTTTGCCTGATGATTGTGCACCATCGCTACATTTATAGTCTACCTCTGTAACAATATTTTGGTCTCTGAATAAGTCCTCATATACTTTTTGATAGGCTGCAAATGGCATAGCTTCGATGATATCATTTTCGCCACCTCCTGAAGAAAATGGGGGTATACCAAAGTAGTCCATGAATTGTTCTTGTGGTGCTGATTGTGAACCGTCTATGGTAATACGTGGTTTACCTCCTGTAGCTTCTCCTGCCAACCAATTATCGTAGTTATCCCAAAGTAATCGTTTTGGTACGAATGCACATACTCCGCTTTGTGTTATGCGTTGCATTGCTGGAAAGACCATAGGTGCGAATCGTGTAAACATACCCATACCAATATCTATTGAATCACCTGCATATACTTCAATAATACGGGCAGGTATGATTTTACCCATCTGTCCAGTGGTTGTGTGTGTGTTAGATAAGTCAAAATAATTTGTTTCATTTCTTTGACTTTGTACTTTCTCCATGAATGGAGTTCTTGAGTTACCTCCTGTGATTTTAAAGCCTCCTCGGGCTTGGGTGTAACTTCTGGTCTTTACTTTGTTGGTTCTGTTTGACATAATTTTATAATTTGTTTTTTGATTTGTAGAACTGTAGTTTTTTCTTGGTTTTTATAGACAGCAAACTTTAGTTCTTCGCAAAGACTGTCTATTTTTCTAACTATTTCTTGTTGTGTCATGTTTTACCTCCCGAATCCTACGGGGTTTGGTTTTGGACTTGATTTTGGAAATACTGCTGGTAATATACTAATATTAGGAATAATACTTTTAATTGCATCTAAGAAGTCATCAGTTTGACCGTT